GCCAGCGGCAGAATCTTGAAGTTAGCGTTTCGGGTCACAACCTTGAACGCTTCCTCAAGAACCTGCAGAATCGACTTGATGGGGTACGTCGGCGAACTCTGGGCCGCCATCCCGTTGAAATCATCTTCCGGGATGATGAAGTGAGTCGGCATCGCCGTGTAGTTACAGTTGATCCGGTACTGCTTGATCACCGTCTGCACGAACGTTGACAACGTGGTGGTGGAAAGAGCCGACAGAGCACCCGTGATGGTGGTCGTATCGATCTTCACACCGGGCTGATTGAGCAGGCCCAGGCAAGAACCATTCGAGCCGTTCTGGCCGCGAGCGCCCAAGAAAGCCACGCGCTGAATACCGAGATCCCAGTTCACCTTTCGGGCCTTTTCTTTAGCCGAAACGAGATCCCAGTTTCCGGACTTAGCCGCAAGCTCAAGGTCGAAAATGTTCCAACCGATGCCCTTTGCCCAGTTGTTGACCTTGATGTTCAGGGCATCCACGCCAGCGTCAGCCTGTGAAAGCCTCGTGTTGTCGCTACCCGTGTTGATGATACCGCTTTCAAACTGATCAGCGGCATGAAACGACCGATAGGTCGTGAGGTTGGAACTCCAAGTTCCCTGACCCACTTTGATCGGGAAGTAATCGGCGGGAGCGATTTCGAAAAACTTTTGCTCCGTGATCTTCTTCACGATGGTGGTCAGAGTCGTGATGTTCACTTCGTAACCGAGGGCGTTTCCGAAGCGCTCGTTGATGATCCGCTGCATGTAATCCGCATGATACTTTTCCGAAGCAGTGAGCTTGATCGGCTCGCCCTTGGAATTCAAGATCACGGGTTGCTTCATTCTTTTCAGACCCATGGATGATTTTCCTTTCTCTAGAAGTTAAGGGATTAGCCCGTTGACCGAGCTGAGTTTTGCAACAGCATCACTCGAATTTGTCCCGCCGCACTTGCACCATCGACTGCCCAACCGACTTTCGTCGCGGTCGCGCCGGTCGCCTGCACGCCACCAACGAAGGTGTTGTCCAAGCAAACCTCGGCGAACTGGGTAACTGCGCCAGTCGCATACAGCCAAATCACAGTGCCCATCATCGCGATTTCGAGATTCTGACCCGCTACGTATTGAATATCCTTGATATTGAATTTCACGAATCCAATCCAAGCATCGCTCTTGGACGAAATCGGAGCAACCTTCGGAATCCCGCCAGTGGTGTTAGCGACGATCTTCACGGCCTGACCCGGATAGATCACGTTGTAAGGAGCAGCCGCGGTGGCCACGCTTACATCAACCTGCGCGGCCATCACGTTAGTCGGACCGACCCGCATGTCGATCAGACCTGTAATTTGCGTCTGCGCAAATTGGTTAGGCGCCTGTTGGGGCTCAGTCAACACACCAAGTTGGGAACTCGTCGCGGTCGCGTTCGAGTTTCCGGTATCGGTTGCGACGACCTTGTAATAGTACTGCGTGCCCGCGAGCAGGCCCGAGTCCTGCAAGGTGAGCGACGTAGCACCTGTGATGATGTTACCAGCGCCAGGCGAAAAGCCCGTGGTCGTGGAACGGTACCACTGATAGGTGTAAGGGCCAGTACCGCCAGTCGCCACCGCGCTCGACAAGCTCGCGGTAGACTGACCGGCCAAAACGATAGAGAGGGCACCCGCTGCTAAAGACATGTTCTATTCTCCTTTTCTCGTTGAAAGTTTTGTGATCACCAATTACGAGCCGTAGCGAGATTTTCCGCGATTGACCTGATCAATCCCGGTCTCGATCGTCGGTGATTCTTCTTCCTCAGAGCCAAGACCGCGGCGAGCCGCATTCTTAAGCTTTTCATTCTTGGCGCGAATTTCAGCCTTCTTTGCGTCGGCTTCGTTCTTCAGCTTTTCTTTTTCGGCGTCTTCTTTGTCTTCATCCTCTTCGTTGGTGAGAGACTTGTCGCCACCGCGCGAACCGACGTCTTTCTCGCCTTCCGCGATCGTGCCTTCCTCTTCTTCGTCGTTCTTCAGGCCCTCTTCCTCTTTGGCCTTCTTCATCTCATCCATGGCGTTGCAGGCTTCCATGTGCTTTTTGACGAGATCGTTGACCGACATTTCGTCATTGCCGACCTTCACCATGTGATCGCCGGATGCGTATCCGTGCATGTTGGTGATCTTGTCCGCGAGTTCTACAGCTTCCACGAGCGAGACTTCTTTTTTGCTCTTAGGAAGCTCAACCATAACGCCTTCGAAATCGAGGGCGTTTTCCACCTTGGCACGCTTGAACAGTTTCAAACCCATTTCTTGTTTCTCCTTTGAGTTAGACAGTCGTGCAATTTCCAGTTCTTTTTCACCGTTGTAAGCTTTGAAAGCTTCGGGAGTAAGAATCATGGATTCTTCGTAACGGGGGTTTCTCACGATCGCCAAATGCTCATACTCCCCGCTCGTGACTTCTTTGGCATACTCGACACCATGCCAAAGTCCGCCGCCAGCGAACCCCTTCGGAATATAAGCATTCGAAAGTTTCCAGCCCATGCGGATCGCTTCTTTGGCGCGATCAGTGATGACGATGAACTTCACCCAGTTTTTGCCGTCGGCGGGATTGTACTTACTTTCGATCACGTAACCGTCGGCCGTATTTTGGATATTCTCTAAGTCAACCTCGTCCACGTGATCGACGTAAACGGGCTTACCCGTGAAAGAGGGATTCATGTTCTTGATGGCATCTTCGCCAACCAAGATTCGAAATGGTTGGCTACCCGACTCTTGATATTCGGCTACACCTTCGACCATGTGAAGGCCGTAGTAGACTTCAGGCAACGACTTCGCGTTTTTAAGTTTTCTCTTTGCGCTCATTAGGGGAGCACGCTCACGACGACGTATTTCGTTGAAGCCGTGGCATCAAGAGTGATTAGGGAAAGACGTGTTGCAGCTGGAATGAGCCAATTTGTATCAAACGTACACTGGGTCGTCGGACCGCAAGCAAAGAGCTGCGTCTCACTTCCCGAAGCGCCGTAAGCGAGTACTACGATCGTCGAGGTCCCGTTCCACACTGAAAACTGCGAAGTTGGTATTGGTGTGCCGCCCGTAGCAGTGATTGCGACGTAAGCGGAAGTCGTGATGTTGGTAGAAGCTGTGTTGAGAGAAAGAACGTTGTTGGCGTTTGCAGCGGCGAAAGAGAATGTCGAGACAAGCAAGAAACTTAGGGCGGCTAAGAAGTTTCGCATTCATTTCTCCCGATTCGGTGAAAGTTGAATTCCTTTCCAGAATCAGGCAAAATCCTGCGCCGTTCAATACGAAATAAATGCCGGGAGTTTCTGCCGGATCTTTATTCCGTCTTACCGGGTGAATACCCCACAATTGGACGCGCAAAACAGCGACAACCAAAGTCCTGTCCCGGGTTTTTACGTTCACCCTTTTCGTTCACAATTGGCGGCGTATCCCAGCGAAACACCTTACCATCTAACCTCTTGTGCATTTGACGGACTTTCGAATCGTGAATGCAAACCCACTTGTAATAGTCAACGCCCGAGTCCTGATAACGCACTTGCTTGAGCTTCGTCATGAGGAGTGAAGTCTCTTGCCTGGCGAGAAACTTAGCTTTGTTCGAAGTCACACCATAACTAGCCTGAATCGCCTTAACGGCTGAGCCGTATCGATTGCCGGCATAAGCCGAAACCCTGAGATCCGATCTCAGCTTTTTAATTTCCTTCTCAGAGAAGTCCTTGATCCAAAGCTGCATGTTGTTTGACCACTGATCAGAGATGCGTGCCTTCGCGTGCGCAGTCAGAGTGGGCGCAATCACAATGTTCTTCACTGAGTCTTGAAATTTTGATTCGACTTTATGGACGATTCGGTCAAAGAGCGATTCGATCTTGAGCTTCTCTGCAATGCCGGGAAGAATTTGATCAAGCTTCTCGTCCATCTTTTTTAGCTTGAGCTGAAAGCGATAATCGCTAGCCGAGATAACAGCTTTCAGGGATCTCGGGATATCAGCAAAATGCAATCGATAGCAACCGCTACGACGATCAAACTGAGCCCCCAAATCACTAAGCTCTTTTGCAATGGCCGCATTGAATCTCCCAGAAAAAATACCGAGATTAAAAGTAATACGCCCTGAAAATAAAGCAGCAACGAGTGCGGAAGGTTTCGCAGCATTGGTGAGTCTTACCTTGCTTTTTAGTTCGCGGAGTAACGGGAAATAAACCTCCCGTTTGAAAAGCTCCTTAATGTGTTTTTCGATAGATTCGAAATCAGAAGCCGATTCTTTGATGGGCGGGAGGGTGATCATATCTGCCCACGTAGCTCCCGGTCAGCTAATTCTTGCATAGCAAGATAATATTTCGCCTTACGAGAGGTCCCCTTACCGATCCCAGGACAATAGAGTTCAAGTTCGTGTTTGAAATCAAGATCAGGAGCAAAATTCTCAGGCCAATAGGGGAACGTCCTGCACTGAGTTGGCCTTGCTTCATACACAGAGCACTGCCCGTCTTTTAAGAAAGGACAAGTCTCTTTGATCGTAAGCACCCATTGTTTACTCGGCTTAGAGAAGAAACGTGTACCCGTGAAAAAAGATTGCTTTGCAAAATCAGTTTCAGGCACACCCAAGAACTTGGATAAGCGCTCACGATCTTGCTTCGTAAGAAAGACATAGCTGTCCGAGTCTTTCCAGCTCACCGTGCAGCATTTGCCCTTACATGAAGCTTGACATTCGAAATTCATTTTGGAAGACAATCCACAATAAAGAAAAATCCGCCAATGAGTGCAGCGGCAATTACGAGAAGTATCCCGGCGCCCCAGGCAAGCTCTTTCATGAGATCACCTTATTCATAAGGCGCCAAACCCCGTACGAAGTACCCAGACCCACTACGTACATCGTGAAGTCTAGTAAACTCGATCCACGCACATAACGATTCTCGTACCTATAGTCATACCAGAATTCCTTGACCGCAGCGGCAACAGTGAAAATGAGGATTCCTAAAAAGAGCCGCTTACTGGGAAAGCACGCAAGCCATCCAAATACAAAAGTACAAGCACCAAAGAAGTGGGCCGATTGCGAAACGGCATTGAAGGTCTGTTTTGAAATCTGAGGTTGTTTCTTTGCCATTGATTCTCCTATTGAAGCGGCACATTCGGGAATACGCTTAAAATCCCCACGCCTCGGTAGTTCGTCACAACGCCGCTAATCGTAACTGTCGTGATGATCTCTTTAGCCGTGCCGATCCCACAATTTGGTGTGTCGGTATTTGCGAGCGCTAAAGTGAACTGTCCTAGCGCCGCATTGTTGATGGTGTGTTGAGAGTTCCCGAAGGTAACCGGCCCAACACCATTAGCTCCCAGAATCTGAGTGCTGAATGTCGCTCCCGTCAGATTCTGAGGGTTGCCCAAGTCGTCTGTCGCTTGGAGTAACAGGCTCGCATTGTCCCCCTGGGTGAACTCCAGTGTCGGTTGGCCGTTTTGGGTTACGAGAAGCACGGATTTCCTCCAGTTCCTTATCCTTCGCCTCTAAGACGAGTGGATCGATTAAGCGTTTAATCCTGTCTCTGTTGTCCTCATTGAGGAACACTAGATCAGGCAAAGCCATTTGTTGCTTGAACTGCTCAGCGACCTTTATGGGGACCGCTAGGTCTATCTTGTCCCGACAACATTTTTTGAACTTCTTTCCGCTCCTGCATGGGCACAATTGGTTTGGCGGGAGCTTCCTGAGGGGATTCCACACGAAGCCGGGCAGACACGCTAGCGTTGTCTTCGCCCGAGACAATTCCTCCGGGCGATCGGGTACTTTGATGGATGCCTCGGGAACGCAAGAGGAAGTCTCTCTCACGCTGTCTATCTGCATCTTGTCGAGTTCGTATTGCTGCGTCGTCTGATTCATATTTCTCCAACTTAGCGTCAAGAGTCCTGATCGCAATTCCTAGGGCATTCGAAGTCGCTGTTTTATTCTTTCCGTAAAATGCGTATGCCGTTTGAATCACTTGTCTCTCAATATCTTCGAGCTTCATTCCTGGAGTCCACGTAATAATTCCGCTCATGCATCACTCCGCTCTTCCTGAAGAACTTTGGGAGTTCGAAATAGCTGTTCGTCTCGAAGAGCTTTTCCGACCCACATATAGCATTCCTCAAGAGCAGTAATCGCTAATGCCCTAGCTCGACCCACGAAAAGCGCTTGCGCATCTTTCGGAATCTCATGTCCTATGTTGGAGATTTCCATCTCCAACATTTTAAACGAAGCTTTGAAGTCAGCTTGTTTTGCGCACGCCTTCTCATCATATTTTACATAATCAAATCTGCTACTCATCATCCCACACCTTTCAGTTGAATTTACCGCCCTGCTTTTTGTACCACCAAGTAACGAACTGCCATTTCACTTTCCCGAACGCGGCCTGCGAAGCTTCCTTCGCTTTAGCCCACAAGCTCTCATCCACGTTAGGATTCTCAAAGATCGGCTCGCGCCTCGCATCGATCCAATCGTCCCCACCATCGGCGGCGTACGACGCGCGATCAAACGCGGCCGAGTTCTTCACAAGCCGTGCATGCTTCTCACGCTCAGTCCACGCGTTCACTTTCTTTCCCGTCTTATCGCTTAGCTCTTTCGTAGCTTTAGGCGAGCGCGAGTCCTCGCGGTTAGCACCGGGATCAGTCGTGTCTTCCGCATCGTTAGCCTCATGCTTACCCTCTTGGATGACTTCTTCGATTTGTGGGTCATCAGGGTTGAGCGAGTCCTCGGCCGTGTCGAGCTTAATGTCAAAAAGGTTACCCTTGTTACAGGCATCGCGAAATTCAAGCATGGTGATCCAACCCTTTTCGTGGGCGGCCTGAAGACGATTAAACTTCTTCTCCTTCACCGTTTCTTCGTCGGTAGCGGACAACACTCTCAACGGCTTGAAATCGATTTCGAGATCATCAGGGATTTTGCCAAAGAGCTTTTGGCATTTGATCTCGACCATTCGCATGACGTCGTACTTGATGATGTTACGAATCTGCGATTCCACCATGGAGTTGTAATTCTCCATGTCGTTCTGATCGGCATTCCCTAAGCCCGCGGATTCCGATGAACCGAAAAGCTTGGTTGCGGGCATACGGAGATCAGCACACACCTGTTTACGAATCCCCGCTTGTGCTTCGGCCAGGCCCGTAAAGCTAAGCTGCTTATGATCCCAATCGTCTTCGCTATCCATTACGACAGCATTTTGATAATTCTTTTGCCAATTCGCCATCGCAATACGCTGCTTGACGTTATTTGACCCCATCGGAGTAAGAAGAGTCGAAGTCAAATTTTTAAGCTTGAAGATATCGATCTTGAATTCATCAAGCACTTCAAACGTGAGATCCGAACTCTTGAGATACTGGTTAATCGAGCGCACCAAGATCTCGACGACTGAGAATCCCCAGCCCC